ATCTGGTTCAGAATGTAGTAATGGGCATTACGGTAAAAGTTAAGGTTGAGAGGATGTTTCTTCCTCCCAACCTTAATTGTCAAGGGCAGTTTATATACGCCCTGCCACATTTAGCTGAACAGGCTCTTGCGAGGAGTCTGGGCAACAGCAGGCTTGGCCTTGGGCACATCCTTGGTAGAACGATCAATGGTCTTTCCACCATTCTTCTCAAGCCACTTGCCATAGAACTCGGCAACTTCCTTACCGGCAGTCGCCTCAGGCACGGTCTTGTGAGTCTCAGAGTGGAACACCTTGTTGATCGTATTCTGTTCCCTAGTCTCACCGCTGGGAACGTACTCATTACCCTGAAGGGTGTTCTTGTCAACAATCTCCTTCAGAATGCCGAGATCCACCGTAGCTCCCAGCATTTCAGTCACCATCGGAACTTCCTTGAGAACCTCGCCCTTCGCCTCAAAATCATAGAGCTTGACAGTCTTGGGTTCGGTGTCAAGGCCAGCCAGATGCTTTCCGATTCCGCACAGGCAGAGATCGTCAATGGTGGTGAATCCAGGAAGCGGAACCTTCTTTCCAGTCTTCTTGGACAGGTAGAAGTTCTGCTTGTCCTTGTTGGTGATGTAGATGGTCTCCCTGTACTCCCTGCCGTCAATATCGGCAATGAGGTTGAGAGCCATCGCTCCGGACTTGCTCTCGGTCACATACAGAGCCTTGATCTTGGCAGTGTAGATGCCGCTCTCAAGCGGAGAGTACCCACCCAGAGTGTCAGAAGACTGCTCCATACCTTCAGTGGTCATGTTCGAGAAAATGCTCATAGCAATTATTCCTTGTAAAAGTTGTTGAGATGATCCAGAAGAATCTGAGCATCGTTATCCATGTAAGTCTCAGATTTGTTGAAAAGTCCCATAGGAGACCGGATCCTTTCTCCTGTGGATTTGGCGGTAATCCTTGTCTGGAAGACGTACTTGAAACCAAGTTCCTTTTCTTCTTCAGTAATCGTAAGAAGCTTTGACTGATAGCCTTCCAGTTCTTTGAGAGGAACCTTCTTCGCTGCTACTACAGTTGAAAAGAAAGCTTCCACTCCCTGATTAGCCAATGCTCCTTTGATAGGAGCCATTGTCTTGATCTCCATCGTCCTCTCATCTAGAACATCCTTTACATGAGCAATGAAGATCACAGGCTTGTTGAATGTGGTGACCTTCTCCTGCATGAGAGTACGGAAGTAATCTCCGTAATCAGCCCATGCCTTCATCGTATTGGGAGAAGGTCTCACATAGAGAGTTTCGAACATATCCATCAGGAATGTAAGTGAATCAATAATGATTCCCTCACAATTCTTATCATCCTTTCCGTGGTCAAATGCTTCATAGACCTGGAAAGGATCGGATACTTTCAGAAACCTGAATTTATTCTTGAATGGAAGCTTCTTCCCCGCTTCACAGGAACAGTAGTACCACTTGTCCTGATTCCTGATATTTCGCAGGGAAGCAGACTTTCCATTCGCAGAATATCCGCAGATCAAAATCAATTGATCGTTCGTGTCACTCATCGATAGCACCTCTTGGCTACTGTCACGAGAATGGTGTTGTCAATCTCATCATTGGGAAGAGGATTGGACAACTGTTTGTTGAACCGCTTGATCCGATCTTCAATCTCATCAAACTTCATTCCATTGTCACACAGAACAAAAGCATAACGAATCATCAGATTGTTCCTGTTTCCATTCACCATCAATCCGGCAAACCATCTTTCCAGATTGTCCAGATTCTCAACCTTCTGAAAATCCTTCTTGTACTGGTCATTCTTGCTGGTTAACGGAATGAACGTCAGGGGATCAAGCAACTTTCCATCATGGGAGGTAAAGATACCTCCGGGGTTAGACAGCCACTTCTTGTTGGCTTGGTTTGCACCCTCATCGGATTCAAACGGAAGCCAAGCAAGAATATTGTTCATGAACTCCTTGTACTCATCATTAGTGAGATCAAGCTCATAACTCAGAGGAATAAGAAGTCTGAACCTGTCTTCTCCTTGTGTCTGATGCCTCTTGGTGGTATAAGTAATGAACTTATACTCGTCCAGAAGCTTATGCACAGACTCAATTTTAATTCCATGATCAACATCAATGACGATAAAATTAAACTTTTTCTGCGTAGCTTCCAGACATCTGTGACCACCGTCAAACCAATGATTGCACCAATGGATTCCCGGAGTTAGGACAAGTTTGTCCAACTGGCTCCAAGGAGCTTTCTCATTCTGATAACCGAATGCAAAAGCATCGCTTGGTTTGTTCGGAAAATTGGTTTCATCCGAATAAGAGAGGATCATCTCATTCAGATTGGTTTGTTTCAAGACAGATCCGGAGAAGAACTCGATACCATCATTCAGATTCTTCTTGATGATGATATGCTGCTTGTAACCCCAGGCAATAGCCAGACTCATCATTTCATTCCTATAAGCCTGCGTAGACTTGTAGAAAGGAAGTGCTTCAGTCAGATCGGCATGAGTGACTTCAGTTCCCGCATAGGCGATATACTTCGCCAGCTTCATATAGGCTTTCTCCCTAGTGAGAATAGTAGAGAATGCCTTTCCGCTCTCTTCCACCAATTTGATTGCCTGAAGCAGGTGAGTCATAGTCACCTCAAGGCTGTTGTCGATGAAAGCCAATGCCGAAGCAAGCTTCAAAGCCTTGAAATATCTATGCGAAAGTTCCGCTTTCTTTATCTCTTCATGCTCAGGCAATTCCTCTGCCAGCTTCTCGCACTCAGCACGATATTCAATCAGTTTGATGGAGGTTTCATCACTGATGTCCATTGCCCAGTTGAACCGGGCGATATCCGCCAGTTGAGTAAACCTTTGGTTCCATTTCCTGATGATGGCTTCATTGCCGGGGTCAATCAAGCAGTCGAAGATTTCCTTCGGAGTCTTGGTCTTGAAAGCTTTTTTCTCGGCCTTTCCAACTCCAAAGATGCATCTTCTGGCATATCCGATTTCAAGGAAAGAATAAAACTGATCTTCAGTGCTGGATCCGTCAAACAGCTTTACCGGAGTTCCAAACAACAGAAGATTGGTAGGAGTCTTTCCATCCCTGTCTTCAGATCTTGCATTGTCGACAGTGTTCTTCGTCAGTTTCTGCTTGACGATTCCCTGGTCATACAGCTCAAGGAAGACATTCAGAATATCTACATTACCGATAAGGTTTGAACCAATCTCATCGATCTGCAGATTAATGCTTCCAGAAGCCGCCAGAATCAGCTTCTCTCGAAGCTGTTTGACTGCCGGGGTAGTTCCACTATCGAACGTAAAAGGATAAGCTCCCAGACGCTTATATTCGCCCTCAAGGGCATCTCTCTCAACCTGCTCGGAAGTACCTTTTCTCAAGGCATTGTCCTGAGCAATTTGATCCAGATGCTGTCTGGCAATTTCAGGCATGGTCTCATTGAGAAACCTGTTCCTGAAACCCTTGATGAACTCCTGCTCCAAAATGGAGACCGAATGTCCTTTGCCATATCCTGAACTGGCAAGAGCCAGTGCATAGATATTTACAGGAATCTTTCCCCTGTCTTTGGTTTTGACACAAGCTCTCATGCAAGCTGCCATCTTTCCAAGAAAGTAGGCAACTTCTACACGATAGAAACCTCTGTCAGTGTTCTGGGTCTTGTTGCAAAGTACATCAACGATCTCTTCAATGATTGGAGAGTGCTGTACATTCGTCAAGTCCATGTAATCTCCTAAATTGTGAACAAATACCTGTAGCAGAACAGTAATTACACCGCCTAGCCTCACCGGGAATAATCTTCACAATTCCCTTTCCTTTCTGAGCCTTGAACTTGTTGGCCTCCATAAGATTGTCAAAGTTCTTCGTAGCTCTTGTAGCTTCTGGATTTGCATAATATTTATACTGAGTCGGAGTCCTCCAAAGTTCTTCATCAGTACATTCAGGAATATCTTCTTCCTTGGCATCCCAATACTTGGTTACCAGGTCAAGCTTTCTCCTTAACCAAGCTTCAGTTTCGGGAATAGAGAGCAAAGGAATATCCTTGAACATTGCCCTATGTTGAGGATAACTTGAATCTTTTATCGCCATCAGCTTTTGCCAATCAGTAAAAACAAAGTTGATTCTGATGAAATCTTCAGTTATCTTATCTGGATTGAGCCATCGATAAAGACTTCCCTGCAACTGGTAGTCTTCATCACTGGATCCGGTAGTCCATTTGTAAGCTGTAGTGGATTTGTTGTCATGCAATAGTCCATCAGCTACAAAGTCAAACTTTCCTCCGATCTTGTATCCATTGAACTCCTTGACATTCCTTTGTTCAATGTAAATGGGAATGTCTCCTTCATTGACTGTCTCCGGGTTAATCTTGAATCTGTCAATAACAGAATCCGCATAGCCTAAAACCTTGAGATTTTCCTTATAGTTTTTAAGCCAAGCAGATTCAATTGAATCATGAATACTTGTACCCATAGCAGAAGCTACAAGATTCTCCACATCATTACTCAGGTTCTCATAATCAACTCTCTTTCCAAGAATGATTACTCTTACTGGCTTAAGCAGAGAAGTGACAGATAAATAATGAGGGTCATCAACATAGTCATAATTATCATTGACAGCCCATACCGCAATAGGCAAAGGAATATTCGAAGCATTTGTAAATTTCATAAACTCTCCAGACAAAAATAGCCACTTTTTACAGTGGCTATTTTAGAGCAGGAAACCTTACTCCTTCTCAGGCTCAGGTTCCTTGCACTCCCATTCCTCGTCGGTCATATAACCGAGATAAGAGATTCCGAGAAGAGCAATACCGAGAGGATCCGAAGCACCCTCAGGCTTTCTCTCCTCATACTGTTTGGCACAAGCCTGATGCATGGCCTGAAACACAGGCTTGGTGATCTTATCGGCATTATCTGAATTAAGGAACAGGTTAACCATCATGGTTCCTTCCTGCTTGTCCTTATCGGTAAAAGTAACAATGCCTGTAATGTAATAACGATAGAGCTTATCCATATAGTCTTTCCTTTCATTCCATTCGGTTGGGGATTTTAATCATACACTAATTTCTTTCTGAAATGTTGAGATTATCTCCTCTTTCGTGGAATTATTTGGAATGCATATTTCATGCGCCCAATCAGGATAGAAAATGGAGAACTCACCGCCTAGCTTTACTTGATCATGCCAAATAGCCGGATCCTCCTGCCATTGAACAGCTTTCACAAGATTGTCATTTGCAAATTTCATGGCATCAATATCATCTTTTACAAGAAAATACTGAGCATCATGAATCTGACAACAAGGTCTGATAGAAGCCCTGAAAACTGACTGTCTGACTTTCTCATTGAACTCGATTCCTGCTCGAGTATTTAAAAGTCCCCATGACTGTCCTAAAGCATTACCTGCTGTTCTCTTCTCTGCTTCTGCTTCCTTTGGAGTAACCCTGGTTCCAAGGACACATTGCTTGAGGATTGGAGTTCTCACTCTCAATCCAAAAGCTACTGTGACATATCCGTCTAGAGAAGCCTGTTCCAACTTGGACTGAACCCAAGCATCACTTTCCTTATAAAGCTCGTGATACTTGGATTCAATCTGCTTGGCTTCATTTCTGGAGAACCCGAAATTCTTTTCCAGAGTTCTCCAAGTACCGGCATAGGTAAGAGCAAAGGTACACCCTTTAGATCGCTGTCTGAGAGCCTTGTAGCGTTCCTTGACGCTATTTATGATCTCTACTTCAGCCTGTTCCTTGGAGATCTCTTCGATTTTCATGTCACCACCAGCTTGTGTACATCAAATGCTTGCCTTCGTTCTCTTCATCTTCGAAGAATTCAAGAGCCTTGCCAATAAACTTCAAATCATCTTGAAGCGTATAGACATAATCGATAAGATCTTTCTCTGTAGGCGAAGCTCCAAAGAAGAATCCTTCAGTATGCGGAAGCTTGTTCTTGATGACATCCTTGAACAGCTTCTTGATATCTTCCTTGGTCAGCTCCACATATTCGCAATTGAATTCCTTATCTCCTCCTTTGGATCGATAGAGATTTTCCATCCATCCATGAAGATTGGGATGCTTCCTCCAGTAATAGAACTCCTCACTCGAATCCGAATGCTTGGGTTCAGTAACAGGACCAGTAAAGAATTCATCCTCAACAATCTGTACATACATATCCAGACCCATTTGTAATCTCCTTGAATTTAGGGTTGTGTTCATTCAGATATTCAACAGTTCCATCATCCAGAGTAACTTTGAATATCTTTCCTTCCTTATGAATCTCTTCGAGACTCTTGTTGATATCAGGCATCAGCTCAGGCCAATACGAATAAGCTCTGAGACAATGCCCGTCATAACCTTCCGTATAAACCTTCAGCTTGTTTCTGTCTTTGGTTGTAAGAGCAGAAATATGATCTTCCAACGCGTTGAAATCCAAACCGCATAGAAACCAACCAGGAGGAGCTTGGAAGCAGCTCTTCATCAGCTTTGCATACTTGGTTCCTGTAGCGGGAAGATTCTGAAGATTTGGCTTATTGGAACTCAACCGTCCACTTACAGTACCTCCAAGATTGAAGTTTCCAATCAGATAATGCCATCCATCTTTTGACGGTACAGCCTTTTCAAAAGCAGGAATAAAAGCAGTGAGAAGTTTATCGACTGCAGCCAGATCGAGAAGAGCATTCAGAACTGCAATGACATTCTCGTCTTTTGTATGGTTCTTGAGAGCTTCCAAAGTTTTGCCTTCAACTGAAGGAAGATTGGACTCAGTTTTTCCAAGAACAGGAAGTTTCAAATAATCATACAGAAGTTCTCTTAGCTGCAGACCACTTCTTGGATTGAACTCCTCATGAGCATCATCAAGAGTAACTCTCTTGACTTTATACTCGGAATTCTTTCGTTCAACCCACTTTTCATTCATCAACTGAACAAAAACTTTAACAATGCTAGTAGAAGCAAGAGTTTGAGTAGCCACATCAT